TAAGACGTACAAGTTTGGCCCGTTCTCAATCGCCAACGCCTTCGGCGGGACGGTGCCGGTGCAGTTCGGAATATACGTCGTGCACAATACGGGGGTTGCTCTCCATGCGACGGGCGCCAACCACGAAATCGTATACATTACCGTGAAATACGAGAGCGCGTAGTGTCCATAGGGTTCCTCGCCGCATCAACTCAGCGGATAACGCAGGCGATACCCCGCTATACGTCGCTTCCGTTCTCTATGGGGATGTGGCTTCGGGCCTCTGCGTCGACCACTGCAACCTTTTGGTCGATGGGCGCCGCGGGCGGCTCGGGCTGGGCGGTCAAGATCGATGGCGGCACGTTTACGCTGGACTACTGGACGGGCTCGGCGACGGTGGGCGGCACGTACATCAGCACGTTTAACACCGGGGAATGGTACTATCTGGTGGTTCGGTGCATCACCACGACAAACCGCCGGACAGCCGTGTTGCGCGCGGGATCGGGAACGGGCTCGAGCCATGCGCAGTCGACCGACAGCTTTACGCCTACCGCTCCCACCGTGATGGTTCTCGGGGGGTGGCACGGCGGCGCTTCCGACGCTTCGGGGGACATTGCCGAGTGGTGGTTCGCCAATGCTGACATTCAGCCGGACGGGCTCCAGCTCCAAGAGGCGATGCTCAGTCAGTTGGCGTATTCCGGGCCGTTCAGCGTTCCGGGGCTGGCCGCCCGGATTACCGAGTACCGGTCGTTTCGCTGCGGCACAGGATCGGATCAGGACGTGGGCGGGGAAGTCTATCAAACCGGGGGCGGGCCGTGGGCGGCGACGAACGTTCCCGCGGTTACCGCGCACCCGGCGCTCTATAGCACGTATGTAAAGCCGAGGCAGTCTCCCCGCTTCTTGGTGGTCTGAAATGGCTTTTGGGTTCCTGCCGCTACCGCTCGCGGCGACGGATAGCTCAGTATCGGCTGACGGCGCTTCTAATGGGACCGGAGCGGCTACCGCGGTCGGGTCTTATACCGTTGCGGCGGCGGGCGCGGCGGCGGCGGTCGGCGCGACAAGTGCCGGGGGTTCGGCGGGCGCCGCGGGCGCGGCATCCGCAACGGGTTCCTCGTCAGCCGGCGGCGCCAGTACCGCCGCCGCGGCTGGGTCTTCGGCGGCAGTTGGCGGCGCGACTGGAACGGGCGCAAGCGGCAGTTCGGGCACAGCGGCGGCGGCAGGTTCTGCCGCGGGCGTCGGGTCTTCGACAAATGCGGGCGCGGGATCGGGGGCCGCGTCGGGTGGCGCGTCGGCTGTCGGCGCTCAGACGGCAGGGGCGGCGGGCGCCGCTTCCGCGGTTGGTTCCGCCTCGGCGGGTTCTCAGGACGGCCCAGGTATCGGGGGCCTGCTGTTCCTTCTTGCGGCGGGGACCGGTGCCGCGGCGTCGGCTAGCTCCCCGGGAGCGGCAGCGGCAGTAAGCAACGCGGCGGCGGTTGGTGCGTCGACTGTCGCCGCTGCGGGCGCTTCGGCGGCGGTGGGTTCGGCCGCGGGCGTAGGCGCTGCGGCCGTCGCTGGGACGGCGGCGGGCGTCGGTAGCGGGGCCGCGGTAGGCGCGGCGACGAAGGCCGCGGCGGGATCGTCGACGGCCACGGCTTCCGCAACTTCGGTCGGTACGAAAACGCAGGCAGCGGCCGGGGCCGCGGCGGCAACCGGTTCCGCTAGTGCGGTCGGGACGCAGACCGCGGCCGCGGCGGGCGCTTCGGCGGCGGCCGGTAGCGCGGCTGGCATCGGTACGCAAACCGCTGCGGCGGCGGGTTCGTCCACCGCGACCGGGAATGCTTCGGGCGTAACCGGCGCTGCTAGCAGCGGGGTGGCGTCCGGCACGGGTAGCGGCGCCGCGGTAGGCGCCGCGACGGCGGCGGCTTCCGGCGCAGCGGCGGCCATAGCGGCCGGGGCCGGCGTTGGCCTGGCGGCTTTCTACGCCGCTGGCTCGGCGGCTGGAATTGCCGCGGCGACGGGCGGGGGCGCGAAATCGGCCGCGGCCGCCGGGGCAATCTCGGCAGTCGGTAGCGCGGCCGCTGTCGGGGCGAAGACTGCATCCGCCGCGGGTTCGGCGGCCGCCGTCGGGTCTGCCGCGGCGCAGGCATCGTCCGGGACGACTGGCACCGCCACGGCAACCGCGGCGGCAACGGGCGTAGGGGCCGCTAGAGCGGCGTCCACGGGCGCATCTGTCGCGGCGGGCATGGCGACGGCCGGCGGATCGGCTACGGCCTCAGCGGCCGGTTCTGCGGGCGCTACGGGCACGGCGGCGGCGGTTACCCCGGTCCCGACAGGCATTGCGTCCGGTTCGGCATCGGCTTCGGGGGTTGGCGCGGCGACGAAGGCCGCGGCCGGCGCTTCGGCGGCGGTATCGACGGCGGCCGCCGGTTCGGCGATCACGGCATCCGCTTCCGGGCAATCGTCCGCGGTATCGCAGGCGGCGGCGACCAGTGCGGCAAGGGTTGAGTCGTCCGGGGCGGCTTCGGCTTCCTCGGCGGGCTTGGCGACGGGGGCGTTTACGGCGCCGGGCGAGGGCGCGGGATCGTCGCACGCCACGGGCAACGTTGTAGCCATCGGCTCGTTTAGCCGGCTTCCCCGGCCGGCCTCTCGGGTCACCAGCCATGCGAACCTCGCTACGGCATCCCGCCCCGGTTCTCTCGCATCGGGCCGCCGCCCGGCGAACCTCTCGACTGCACGACGCAACCCCTAGGAGACGGAAATGACCGACATTAGCATTACCGCCGCGAACGTCGTGGCGGGCGCCAACGCTGTTAAGAAAGCCGGCATTGCCGGCCAAGCAATCACCGCGGGGCAGGCTATCTATCTCGCTGCCGCAACCCAGAAGTGGATGCTGGCCGATAACAACGCGGCCGGGGCCGAGGCGCGCGAGGCAATCGGTATCGCCCTCAACGGCGCCGCCCTCAACCAGCCCATCGTCGCACAGACCGCCGGGGACATCACCATCGGCGGGACGCTCACGGCGGGCGTGGCGTACTACCTGAGCGACGCCGGGGGCATCTGTCCTGCCGCCGATGTGGGGGCGGGCGAATACGTCTGTCTTCTCGGGCTGGCAAAGTCGGCGAGCGTCCTCGACCTCGATATTCAGTATCCCAACGTCTCGAATTGACGTGGCGTGCTCTACCTGCACGAAGGCTAGGGCTGCGGTCGGGAAGTGGGCGCGGCTTCTAAGGGAAAAAGATGACCGACGCCGGGAAGCTGAAGAACAGAATAACGCTGGCAAAGCGGGAGATGATCAACCCCGACGAGCCGAATGATTACGGCAACACCGTGGGCGCATGGGTCGATCAGGGCACAGTCTGGGCGGGCTTCATCTACCTTCGCGGCGGCGAAGCGGTCATGGCGGGTCGCCTTCAGGGCCGGCAGCCGGTGGTCATCCGGGTTCGGTCCTCTTCGATCGCGCGGCAGGTGGAGGCTGACTGGCAAGTGACGGACGCCCGCACGGGAACGGTCTTCGCGGTGCGCAGCGTTAACCCAGACCCGGAAGGTGACGGGGCCTGGGTCGATCTGTTGGCCGAGTCCGGGGTGGCGGCGTGACGGCGAAGATCATCGGCGAGGAGGCGCTGCTTCGGAAATTGACGCTAATTCCCGTCACGCTTCGGGGGCGGGTCAAGGATGCGATGGCCGATCAGGCCGACGACATCGTTGCAATGATGCGGCGTCTTTGCCCGGTGGAGCCCGGCAAGCCCGACCTTAAGGACACGATTGGCTGGCGGTGGGGGGGTAAGGCGCCAAAGGGCGCGGTTGCCCTCGGAACGCTTCATGCCGAACAGGCGGAAGACTTGGTTATCACTATCTACGCCGGGGACAACCAGACCTTTTATGCGGCCTTCGTTGAGTTCGGGACGGTGAAGATGGCGGCCCGTCCGTTCTTCTTCGTCTCATGGCGGGCTAACCGTAAGGCGGCCCGGGCGAAGGTTCGCGCGGTACTTCGGCAAGTAGCGCGGGAGGCGGCCAATGGCTAACCCCGAGCTTGAACTTCAGGACGCCATCGTCCGCGCGCTGAAGGCGGAAAGCCTTACCGTTTACGATAGCGTGCCTGCGAATGCGGCATTCCCATACGTGTCGATTGGGCCTGTCACGTCCGTTCAGGACGACGCCGACTGTATCGACGGCATGGAAATTACTATCCAGGTCGATGTCTGGTCTCGCGCCGTAGGCGTGGGCGAGGCCGGCCGGATCACGGATACGGTTCGCCGCGCACTACACCGGGCGGAGTTCGAACTCACCGAAAACGCTCTCGTCATGATCGAGCATACCAATTCCCGCCGGCTGCGCGATCCGGATGGGCTGACCCTTCATGCGGTCATCGAGTTCCGCGCGCTTGTCGAAACCCCATAGGGAGCCCCGAAATGGCGAAACCCACCACCGCCCGTCCAGGGGCGTTTATCATCTCGCTCTGGAACGGTTCAGCGTTCACCGCGCCGTGCGGCTTCACGTCGAAGTCGTTCCGGTGGAACCGGAGCCTTGCCGAAGTCAACATTCCCGACTGCGACGATCCCGACGCCGCCGCGTGGGTCGGCCGCGACGTTGAGTCGCTTTCGGCCAGCGTCAACGGCGATGGAATCCTCGCGGCCGAGGCTATCCCTACGTGGATGAATGTCCTCAACACCATCGATGCCGTGCAGGTTCAGATCGAGATCACTTACACGACGGGCGTTCTCACGGTAACCGGCGACATGCAGTTGACGACGCTGGAAGTCGGCGCGCAGCAGGGCCAGAAGGTCAACATCAGCGTGTCGATGGACAGCGACGGCGAGATGGAAACGGAGTGGAATCCGGCATGAGCCGAGACGCCTCCGTAACGCTTGAGTGGGGAGACGGTGATTATGTCTTCCGGCTCGGGCAAGGCGAGTTGATGGAGCTTCAGCAGAAGACCGACTCCGGCCCTATGTGGGTTCTCAACCGCATGATGGCGCCGACGCCGGAAAACCGGGGTTGGCGCATCGAGGATATCCGCGAGGTTATCCGCCTCGGCCTGATCGGCGGCGGGCTGGAGCCGGTGAAGGCGCTCCGTCTCGTAAGGGTCTACGTCGAAGCCCGGCCGCCGATGGAAAACCTGTTGTTCGCGCAGTCGATCCTGGCGGCGGGCATC